GAAAACCTATAAAATATAGGTATGAGGCCAAAGGAAGGCTTCCTCATACAAGGAGAGACATCATGAAGTACAAGATCGATTGGATCCAGTTCACCTCACTCATCATCGCATTCACCGCCTACGTAGGGGTGATTTGGGTGATGTTCACGTTCTGGGCGCCTTGGCCGATCACTTTCCCGCTCATCATCATCGCCGCCGTAGCGTCAGGGACGTGGTCCTACCGCTACTCTCTCCACGAGGAGAAGAACGATGAAACTCGCTGAATACGCTGATGAGTGGGAGAAGAAGCACAGCGACTTCACTTCCTGGGGAGTCAACTCTCTCGAGATTCCCGTCACAGGCAAGGCGAAGCCGATCACTGGGCTTCACGATCTCGAGAGTCTCGAAGGGCGAGTGACTTTCACTTGCATTGGACTCAACCCGGAGAAGACGACTTTCACACGACGTGAATACCGCAACGGAGTCGTCCGATGGATTCGAAACGACGATGTTCCGGTCCAAACCGAGGAACTCCTCTACAACCTCGCTTCAACAGTGCTAAACGAAGGCGAAGTCCTCATTTGGACGGACGAGGCCTACGGCACTATGAGGGAAAGGGAACTACTCTGGTTCGTGGAGGGAGCTAGAGAGCGTTTCCAGGACTACATCAACTTCACTTGCTCTCCCGAAGTCGTCTCGATCAAGGCAAAGGGGCTCAACCGACCCATTCGAGATGTGAACGACCTCGACAAACTCCCGGACAAAGTCCGCTTCGAACTCAACCACAGGACCCTGGTTTTCGAGAAGGAGACAATCTTCGAGAAGACCGTTCGCTGGAAGTATCGCCAGAGAATCCAGTTGAGTAGTTCGGAGTTTCTCACGATTCTCGCTCAAGCCGCACTCGACAAACTCGACATTGTCTACAACTACGAACACGTCATCTCACTCTACTAACAAGGAGGGACCATGAACACGAAGATCTACAACTCAAACACACTCGGCGAACTCCTCGAGAAGGCGAAGAATCTCACGGAAGAACTCACTTCCGCAAGTCTCGGCTCTCCTCTCTACATTAGCTGCGAAGAACTCGTCGAAGGCATCGAGATCTACTCCGCCGAATCCTTCGAGGAGTTTCACCCCGGTAGTCTCATCACTGTCGGCAAGACTTCCTATATGAAGATCGCTGGTGGGTCCTGGGTTTGCCAGTCCGGCGTAGTTCTCTCACAGGCCGAGTTCTTCTCACTCTTCCTTCGTACCCTCGCCCAAAGCCCTATTCCGGGTGTCTATTGCCCTTACTTCGGTGAGAAGGAGGGGGTTGAGGTGGAAGCTAAGGAGGATCTTGCGAAAGAACTCGATCTTCTCGAGAACTCCTCCCGGGAGAACGGTGAGAGTATCCCGATTCGCTGGGGTGATAAGGCCTATCTAGTCACTTCTCCGGCGGATCTTAACCTCGAGTTGTGGAGCTACTTCGAAGACTCGAAGGGAGTCACCTATACCCGCAAGAAGACCGACCACGACGAACTCGTTTGGACTCTCTCCTTGTCTAAGTCTAATTCTTCACTCGGAGGCGAACTTGAGAAGGTTCTTTCTAACTCCGAGCTTTTCGAGTTGATGGTAGAACGCTTCTACAAGTACGGTGAAACTTACCGCTCTACGCGTTTTCTCAACAAGTCTTCTTCCCTTTCCAGTTGATTGATTATAGGAAATCCTATAAAATATAGGTATAGAGGAAGGAAAGAACAATGTACACTCTCACAATCGACCCCAAGAACTTCGAAGCATTCCCTGTCAAGGTGACCGAGAATGAAAACTACGAGATCTTCTTCCGCGAAGAACCTGTGACCCTCACCGAAGAGGAACTCAAGGAGGATTGCAACGGAGGCGTCCTGGTCTTCACAACGCGTGGTGACTTCCTCGTCCTCCCCAAGGGATTTGACCCCCAAGATGGGTGGGTTGATCCGGTCAAGTTCGGCATCCAGCACTTCCTCCAGGATGGGACCTGGACCTCCAGCGAATACGGGAGGGGCGGTATGAGTGAAGCCGTAAAGGGAACGCGGGAGAACTACTTCTACCGTCTTTTCCAGTCGGGCGACTTCCAGGAACTCGTCTCCTTCGAAGAGAAAGGCTCCGCCTACCCCGTCCAGTTCAACTGGATTGAGAAGTGAGATGGACACCATCACGACTCAAGAGGAACTCGAGAGATTCCTCTACGCCTATAGGGGGAAAATCTTCGGAACTCTGTGAAAAACCACGGTAAAACCACCTGGAGACCATGTGTCCTAGGTGGTTTTATCTTATAATAGCGCATATAAGGAGGCTAGATGGTCACTAAGCGGAGTATCAACCTCTCGAGTCTTTCTTCGGGTGTCGACCTCATTTCACAGTTCCGTAACGCTTTGACACCTCAAAAGCCTTGGGAGTCCATCATTGATTTTGCTACCCACCCTAGCTTTTGTGGCCTCAAACTCTACCCGCGCCAACACACTTTCCTGAAACTAGCCTACCTCGAAACCGACTCGATGACTCAATACGACCTAGACGTCATTGAGGAGTGGCGTAAGGGATGGAGTCAACCGCAACCCGAAGGCACCCAGTCCGATATTTGGTACCGCATCGACTATCTCAAGAAAAACGGCTACACACACTTCCCTCACATTCAAAACGTTCTAGGGCGTCGAGCTTCTAAAGGCATGTTGGGCGGTATTCTCGGAGCCGAGAGGCTCGCCTACTTCTACTCTCTCGGAGACTTCCAATCGCACTTCGGACTCCCTCCAGGCAAAGACGCCTATCTCTCAGTTATCGCCACAAACACGGTTCAAGCCAAGAAGTTTCTCTTCGCTGATATCCGTCAAGCGGTTGAGCAATGCCGCTATCTCGAAACCGCTATCTCGACTTCGAATGAGTACTCTCTTAGCCTCCGCACCGAAGCCGACAAGAGACTCATCGCCGAGTCCGAAAGACGCGGTATTAGACTCGACCACGAAGTAGCCACGGTTAGAGCAATCGCCGCCTCCTCTACTTCATCCTCCGGTCGTGGTGGTGTAGGCTTCGCCAACTTCTACGACGAGTTCGCACACATGCAAGCCGGAACGGGTGGTCCTAGAACCTCGGAGGAAGTCTACGAAGCCTACCAACCTTCACTCGACCAGTTCGGTAGAGAGGCACTCACCTATATTCCCTCCTCACCCTACACGAAGGTCGGCAAGTTCTACGACCTCTACAAGTCCGGTTCCATTCTTCTCGACTCTTTCCTCAATGACGAGGGTAAGAAGACATCCTCCGACTACGTCAAAGACGACACCTTAGCCGAAGACCTCGAATCCGAGGAGAAAGTCGCTTACGCCGACCCCGAAATGCTCATTGTCCAACTTCCCTCTTGGGCTCTCTACCGAGATTGGCAACACGCCTACTCACTCGTGGGTACAACCTTCAAGGGGGCGATTCAATACGAGCCTCTCCGTAACGGGGTCATCGAAAACGAGCGTATGGTTCGACTCGAGAGAAGAGACCCGGAGAAGTTCAAGGTTGAGCGTAGAGCCCAATTCGCTGAAGTCATCAACTCCTACCTGGAACCCCAGAAAGTCGATGAGATCTTCGAGCCTCTATGGGATGGTAGGGTTCTTTCGGAGCAAAACGCTGGTTCTCACGCTCTCGCCTACCACGGCCATTGTGACCCATCCAAGACCAATGCTAACTTTGGCCTCGCTATTGGCCACCTGGAAGAGTGTCCCGAACCTGACGAGTATGGGAACAAGTGGAAGCACGTCGTCTTCGACTTCCTCTGGGCCTATCAACCCAAAGACTTCCCAGATCACACGGTTGACTACATTAAGATCGAGAAAGACATCGAGAATCTTATCTCGAACTTCCCGACGATGGAGCTCTTCACCGCTGACCACTGGAACTCGATTCTTCTCTTAAGCGAACTTCGAAGATTCACTCAACTCAAGAAGCTTGGGACGAGGGTTGAGGAAGTCAAGTTCACTTCCTCGAGAAACCAGGACACCGCCGAAGCCTTCAAAGCCGCCATGAACCTCGGATGGGTTCACGCCTATAGAGACTCACTCTTCAACGATGGGCAAGGAAGCCTCCTCGAGACGGAGTTGAAGTTCCTCACGGAGCAAAACGGCAAGGTCCAGAAACAATCCGTAGGCCCGTGTACGACGAAGGACTTGGCCGACTGCGTCATGGAAGTCACTGTGAGACTTCTCGGAGAACAACTTGGGTCCTGGAATAGAGAGAAGCTTTCTTCTCCGCCCGTCTCAGGACTCCAGGGAGGATACCCGACCCCGGGTTCCTTCTCAAACGACACTTTGTCTTCACTCAAGTCTCTTTCGCAAAGAAGAACACCAGGTATGGGGAGAGCATCTCGAGGAAGACGAGGCTACTAGGAGAATCATGACCGAGTCTTTAGAGAAGCGTCTCCGCTTTCTTAAACGAAACCTCTACCTGCAAGAGGATCCTTCGACTTTCCTCCACGAAATCGAAGAAATCGAAGCTACTCTCTCCTCCAAGGTAGAGAAGGAGTTGACTCTAGACGACCTCAACCTCTCTCCAACCCTATTCTCCGAGCCTCTCCCGGAGTATCTCACGCGTTTTTGCTTCACAAACGCCCCACTCTTCCTCAAAAACAACCCCGACGCCATCGAAGACGTCAAGATTCGCAGGGAGAAAGCCACCCGATTCGCCTTCGAGTCGAACAAAACCCTCTCCAAAGACCTTCTCGAGAGAACTATTCTATACTTCATTGAAGAGGTAGAAAGAGTTCGAGGCGAAAGTTTCAGGCGTTGGCCTCTCTACACGTTCTGCGGAGACAAGTGGCATTCAGAGCCCAAGAAGAAGTCAGGAGAAAGAAGTGAGGTTTACTAACGTCGGATCCACGGGGTATGCCGGAAACGAGATTCAAGGCGTCGTCTTAACGGTTAGCATCGAGTCTCGCACAGTCATCCTCCAGGAATCCTACGGAGACATCCTCGAAGTTTCTTTCGAACTCTCGAATTCACCCATCTTCACCGTTCCAAGCGTAGGCGAAGAGTGGATTTGCACTCGAATCGGTGGGGTCTGGTACCTCGACAAGAGGACTTCTAAGCAAAACACGGCACTAAACCGCGATCTCAAAGAGGGAGACCAGGTTTGGAGTAACCGTTCCGGACGCATTCTCGTCGAAGGAGCCGATGGAAGCGTCATGGCTATTAGCGGTTCCACGAGTAAAAGCCGCCCCAAGACGCCTCTCGGACTACGTCTCGTCACTCAACTCCAGGAAAACGGCACCTCTACCCTCAAAGCCTTTTGGGCCGAAGTCACTGAGACAGTGGACGGCAAGAAGCTCACCGATGTTCAATACGAAGTATGGGTTTCGGAGGGTGCGGGATACTACCTCTACGGGAAGACTTCGGAGAATCACCTCAAAATCACCGATTTCCCCGAGGTAGACGCACTATTCTTCAAGGTGAGAGCGGTTACGGACACTCTCTTCGGCGACTTCACGGCACCGGAATCCGTGAGATCTTCGAGTTTACGCCCTAACGTCACCCAGAAACCCTCTACTCCGGTTCTAACCTCGGTTCTCGACCGTCTAAGCATCAAGTGGGATGGTCTCTTCGAGGATAGAAGCCAAGCTCTCTCGCTTTCCAAGGTGAAAGCCTTCGGGATTACGTCTCGGGACTCCAGCGAAATCATTGAACTCGGCTCACTTTACGGAGCAGGCGAGATCTCTTACGCGTTTTCCTTCCTCCCCGTGACGGTCACTGTCTACTTCATCGGCTATGACAACTGGGGACGACCCACCGAGCAATCCGCTCAAGCCGTGAGGACACTCACAGGCGCTCTCAACACCGAAGCACTCACTCAAGTCCGTGGAGAAGTCGAGTCCAAGGTGAGTGAAGCACGACGAGAACTCGAGGCTAGTACAAGAGAACGCGAAGACGCGTTGAAGAAAGCGGTTGACTCCAAGTCGACCATCATTAGATCCGGTTCTACACCCAATAAGTCGGGTACTACTCCGGGAGATTTGTGGTGGCAATACCCGAATAGCTCACTTGAAGGCACGGTCATTGGCCAGTGGGTTTGGGACGGTAGGATATGGAAAGAGAGTCTCATCGGGTCCTCCATCATCGCTGACGGAGCCGTAACCGCTGAGAAAATCACGGCTACCGAGAGTCTCATGACGAAACTCCTCTCCGCGAGGAAAATCTACGCCAACGACCTAGTCGTGGGTGGAGGAGACAACCTCATTCGAGACCCCACTTTCAAGTTCACGGAAGGTGACTCCCGTCTTTGGCTCAACAACTCCGACTTTCCCATCCACCCCGTAGATGAGTCCAACGCCCCTACGAAGACTTGGCCAGGCACTCCGAACTTCTTCAAAGTGACGCAGCAGAGTAGATCCAATAGTCTCTCCTTTTACGATTGGTACTACGATTGCACTCGAGTAACCAACACCCAATTCAAGCTCAATCACCCCTTCAAGCCTTCACAATCGCGTAAGTATGTTCTCCGCTTTGAAGTCGCGATTCCTCAATCCGCCGCGAGTGCTTTTGTAGAGTACGTCAATAGTGTCTTCACTCCTGAACTCTACTACCTTAATGCTCAGGGATGGGTTCGTACTTCTAGTGTCGACTACAAAACTACCCGATTCGTCGCCACCTCTCTTGTTATCGACAATGACAAAGTCGTGCATACATACGAGTCCATGTTTGAGCTACCCGATGAGGCGGTTGAGTTCACTCTTAGATTCCGAGCCTCCGCTATCTCCTACAATCAAGCAGTTAAGACCACTTCCGTACTCTATGTGAGTAACGTCTCACTCAAGGAGAAGAAGTCCTCCGCCGATCTCATCGTGGATGGGGAGCTTTGGGCGACTCTCGCGAAGTTCGACAAGCTTGAAGTCCTCGATAAGCTCACGGCTCAAAACGCCGAGATTCCTGGAACCCTCATCGGCAACGATATTTTCGGCAAGAGTATCTATGGTGGACAAATCGCAGGTGCGAAGATTACCCAGGAAAACTACACCACGGACTCTACGAGGATTTTCAACAACTATGTGTCGGGCTCTATGGGCTGGTGGGTTGGAAAGAAGGGCCCTTGGACGGGCCCCTTCAAGAGTCTCTACCCTGACAGTACTCATAATTTCGACACCATCTCTCGTATTGTCTCAAACATAACCTCTATCAAGTACTATACCAAGCTCGACTTAGGCATTGCACAAGCCGGTAAGTCCAGAAAACTCGTCTTCCTCTATTACCACAAGTCCGGGCCTCGAGCAATCATCAACTACACTCTCACGCCGGCTAACACCTCTCAAAAGACCCTCACGGGCTCCTTCGTTTCGAGTCTTGGACCGAACCGAGTCGAGATCAACCTCACCGATAGTGACATCAACTCCTACGACTTCGAGCTCACAACAAAGAGTGGAGAACCCGTAGAGATTATTCCCTACCAGCTTATCCGCGAGATTAACACACTCTCCGGTCTCATCGAACTCGACAGCAAAAACAACACTCCTACCCAGTCATTCAAAACCTTCAACCCGAACGAAGAAACGCGGATGACTCCGACAGGGTTAGAGTACTACAAGGGTGGTACTAAGAAAGGCTCCTATGCTTGGGAGAACTTCGTAGCGCCGCCCACCGGCTATCTCTTCGTTCCAGACCGCCGAATCTCTTTCTCGTCCGTTCCCACCCCTGCGGAGGGTTACTGGCAAGTTCTCCGTCTCAGAGAAGCCGAGCAAGCTTTCTTCCAGGGTAGAATCGTTCGTGACGGTGATGGAATCAAGATCACTGAACCCGGCTGGTATGAAATCTACGGTATGATCCGCTGTGTACCAGAAAAGTGGGGCGACATTTGGGGATGCGGTGTTTCTCCCTGGGGTAAACCCTTCGACCGCTCTTGGCCCTACCAATACGGGACTTCTCCTGGTGTTAAAGCCGGTCTCGTCACGATTGAAGCGCGTCAAATCAGGAAGTTCACCGAGCAAACCGTGATTCACCTCAAAGCGCTCCACATTGGCAGCGAAGACACGTCTGTCAACTCCGCATGCTTGTACGCTAGATATCTCGGACCCATTTCCTAAACCCCCGCCCTCTTTTTCGTAAGGAGTGGAATAACCTCTACTCTAGGAAAGGGAGATCATGGGTAACGTTCAAACCTTCATCAACACCATCGCTTGGTGGTGTGAGAATGGCGATTTAGGCTACGACCAGTGGAACCGCTGGGATATTCGAGAGGGCGGCGAGTGCGATTGCTCCTCTCTCGTAATCCAGTGTGCTCGCTGGGCTGGTTTCGAGACCGGTGGAGCGACCTACACGGGTAACATGCGTTCGGCCTTCACTGCTAACGGTTGGGTTGCACTTCCCAATGATGGCAACCCCTACCCGGGTGATATTCTTCTCAACGACGCCAACCACGTCGCTGTCTACCTCGGCGGTGGAAGACTTGCTCAAGCCTCTATCGACGAGAGAGGCGAGATCGCTGGCGGCCAATCCGGCGACCAGATCGACTACGAGACCAACACTCGCTCCTACTACAACTACCCGTGGAGTTGCTACCTCCGCTACGTGGGTGGCGAAACCGAGTCTACGGGTTGGATTCCCGCCGACGATCCGTACAACCCCAACGGCTACGGTGAGACCTACGTCGCCACGATCCAGACCCTTCTCGCACAGAACGGCTACTCGGTTGGCTCCGACGGCGCCGATGGTGTTCTCGGTGAGAAGACCTTCGAAGCTATCAAGAAGTTCCAGGCCGACCACGGTCTCGAGGCGGATGGCATCCCCGGTCCCAACACGGTTTCCGTACTCCACGGCAACAAGGCCTCCGGACCCAAGCCTATGGAGAAGAACGAGACCGATGGCCAAGTCACCCTTGAGGTGGATGGCATTCCCGGTCCTGCGACCATTGCTCGTTTCCAGCAAGTCATGGGAACTGAGATTGACGGTGTCCTGGACGAGGACGGCTCGCCGGCCGTTAAGGCTTTCCAGCACTTCCTCAACTCCTACGTGCCTTCCGGAAGCATTCGTGACCTCAACGGAGACGACGCCGTAGAGCTCGATGGCATTCTCGGCCCTAAGACCTGGAGAATCTTCCAGTACTGGGCTTGGTGCAACCACAAGGACATCGTCGACCAGTTCGCCGCCTCCTGGGAGTTCGCCGAGTTCGTCGACGGTGAAGATGGAGTAGTCACCTGGAAGGTCTTCCAGACGCTTCTCAACATCTCCTACGCGTACAGCGAGAGAATTGCGTAATGCCCTCTTTCGCTTACTTGAAGGGTGACGTCCAGTCCCCTACGAGAGAGCACCTCGTATGTACGATTGGCCTTGAAGGCACTCGAACTTATACGAGTGAAGGAGCCCTGGTTATTCCTCCAGGGCTCCACAAGTTCGTAGGGCACTGCGACTTACCCGTACCTGCGGGGGCGTTCACTGTCGTTCTTAGAACTGGGAAAGTGAGACTTCAAGCCGAAGTCACCTTCGAAGAGGGTAAGACCTACACTCTCCAAGAGATCTTCAACGGCAACAGCACAGGGGCTCTTATCCCTAACAAGGGTACTCCTACCCCCAACACGGAGACTCCTACCAACAAGTCCCCTCTCACTATTGTCGTAGAGGACGGGGTTATTTCGGTGAGGAAGAAGAAGTGACCACAGAAGACGACTTCGAGACTTACTTCCAAACCTACACTCGCGATAAAATCGACGAGATCGTAGGTGAAATCCGGAGTACGGCTACTTCTAACACCGAGTCTCTTAGAACTCTTCAAGCGCAGTCCGAGGAGAACTCGAAGAAGGCAACTACTCTTCAAGCCGAGTCCGCCGAAAACAAGGAAGGGATCCGGTCACTCCAAAACCGCCTTTCCGAAAGCCAAACCCGGGCTAGTAACCTCGTCCAGGCGGCTAAAAGCGATCTCGAAAAGAAGAGTAGTGATCTAGCTAAGCGTGTGGAGAAGCTTGAGTCAGCGCCCCCTCCGAAGGCGGGTGTTAGTGTTCCTGAGAAACTCGACTGGAACAACTATCTCTACCAGTATGAGACTTATGGCTACAAAATCACTGTCTACCACATTGTCGGCCCCATCTACTACGTCTACATACACTTTTCGAACAACTTACTCCCTAAGGAGAACTCCAAGAGTGTTTCTCACGTCGAGTTCTCCCAAGAGATTGCTAACCTCAAACTCTTCTTCACTCCCCAGAAGGTTAGTGGTTTATCAGGAAGTAACACACTCAGTGTTAGTTCTATGAACCCCGGTAGTAGGTTTTTCTTACTTGACGGAATGGGGACAGTGGATGACAGCGTGGGTAGGGTTGGAGTCTACGCAATCTCTGTAGTTGGTTCTAACTTCCCCGACATTGCAGAAGACTACTTGTAAGGAGGAGTCTAGATGCTTATCGACTCTACTAAACCGGACTTCACCACGATGAGTGACGTGGAGTTCTTCAACTTCTCTTCGTCTTGCCTCGCTGAAAAGAAGAAGAGAGAAAGAACCCTTCTTCTCCGGGACGAGATCGAGGAGAAGGTCCAAGAATACCGCAACTATGCCAGGAATCAACCTCCAGTTGACGTCAAAGACTTCAAGAGGGAGGTTGGACCTGGAGAGCGTGTTCTAGTAGAAGGCGTAGAGTATGAGAATATTCTACCGCTTTTCCTAGACTTAGAGTCTCAAGACCCCTTCAAAGCTCCTTGGGCTTGGCGCGAAGTCAAGACGAAGCCCGTTGACTGGTCGCCTGACGAGTCCTACAAGAAGGGCGACCACATTCTCTTCCAGGGTCAAACTTACGAGGTCCTCAATGACCACAAGTCGGACTCCGAGAAGACGCCGGATAAAGATTCGGTGAACTACAAGAAGAACTAGAAAGGAGAAGAAGTGTTTGATGTGAACACTCTCCTCGTCGGGATCGGGTTCAACCCCGAGATCGTAGCAATTTTGCTCGGTCCTCTCCTGACGACTGGCCTGGCGGCGGTTGACCTGCCGCATTGGAGTGCTACCAAGAGACGAGTCCTCGTCATTGTAGCAGCCGCCGTCCTGTCCGTACTCGTGTGGGTTTTCGGGGCTTACCCCGCCGCTTGGCAGTACTTCATCGCCGTCTGGGGCGTTATTCTAGCATCCGCCCAGACGTCTTTCACGATCCTGAAGAAACTCGGCTTCGTGGATTGGGTAGGCCGCGTCACTCCTGGTGGCGAGCCTAACGTAGACAAGTCTAGTGACTGAGATCTACACCAACAAAGAGGTCGTGAGTGCCCTAGCCGTGTTCATCGTAGCACTGCTAGGAGCCCTCGCGGCCATTGTTAGACTTATTCCCAAGTACTTTGAGAACCTCCTCGACAGTAAACTCGAGAATGTCACAAAACATGTCGAGACTACTCGGAGGGTTGCTGAAGGTGCCGAGCGTGAAGCTAGACTCGCTAAGGAAGAAGTCCAAAACGATCACTCTTCGAACATTAGAGAAGACGTCGACGCGTCCATCGAGACTACCTGGTTGGCCGTTAACGCCATTGAGGATGTCAAGAAGACTCTTGGATCAGTGACTTCGACACTCTCCGAGAACGGATCACGTCTTGAAGACACGAGTCGTACGGTTCGCGGACTCGTGAGGAGAGTGGATGAGCTTTCGGAGCAACAAGGATCGCTTCTTTCACAGCATGAGCGACTCCGTGAAGATCTCCGCCTCGAGAGACTCGAGAAGACGAAGGAACTTCAAATCCTCCGGGAGCAATCCCACGACGAACACGAAAGACTCTGGCGTGAATTAGGGTCAAACTAACCACCCTCAATTCTCGTTTAAAGAGTAGATCTACTAAGGAGAAGAAATGAAACGACTTTCCGCACGGGCTATCAAAGCCTTGCATCCGTTTTTTTCGGACTATCTAGCAAATGCCAAGACTTCGAGTAACCTCGAGAGTCGTCTTTGCCTTCTCCGTGAGGACTTCTACAAGAGGGCACAAGAAGTCCTCCCCGAAGCATCCGACGAAGACTTAGACGACGCCTTCGACGACTACGAGGAGTACGTTACTAGCTCTAGAACCTTCAAGACGCGTAAGGCTAGTGACGGGTTCATTGCTCCTAAACTTCCCCAATACGGTTCTCCGGAGCTCGAGGGTGAAGAGTTCGACGAAGACGAGCCGATTCCCTGTCCCGAGTGTGGTGAGGAGCTCGAGAGTAGAGTAGGCTCCCAGAAATGCTCGTGTGGAACCATCTCCAACATCTCCCTCGTAGAGACTTCCACTAAGACGAGTTTCTATCGCAGGATTGTCCCCGACCGTTCCACGATGAAGATCGCTGGAGGTCCTCCGGACTCCTACTACATGTTCGATCCTAGAGCCGACGTAGACGACGCAGCGGTTGAGAGGGTAGAAGAAGGCGCCAAGGACCTAATCAACGAACACGTCGAAAACATTCTCCGACTCGACCCGGACGATCTCGACTCCGTGAGAAGAGAGCTTAGAGAACTCGGTGAGGAAATAACTCGACTCCAATATGATAACGGGTTCTACGCCGAAGAAGTTGAGATCGAAGGAGGGTCCGACCCCATCGACCAGGTTCGAAACCACCCGGCTTACCAAGAGAGATACGGGGATGGCGGGCCTGTCGAAGAAGACTTGGAGTACTAAATGGGCTTTAGGCAACGCGTAGCCAACCTCATTGCGGGGTCTTCCACTGTGAAGGCTCCGCCTTCGGGTAAGCTCTCGAGTCTTCAAATGGCTCTACCTAAAACCCGAACGCCTCTCAAGACTCTTGAAGACCTGGGAATCAACTACGACCTCACCGAGAGTACGAATCGTGGCCAAATCCGTGAATGGTGTCGTGGCTACTACGCTACACATCCCATCGTAGGCACTTGCATCGACATCTACTCGAGGTTCCCCGTGCAGGACTTCGAGATCAAGTGTAAAGACCCCGAGCTTCAAGACTTCTACGAAGACCTCTTCCTAGACGAGAACCGTCTCAACTACAACCAGTTCCTCGTAGACATGGGTAGAGAGTTTTGGACGGTGGGCGAGGTTACTACACTCGCCTCCTTCAACCAGGAACTTGGGGTTTGGACCTCCGAAGAGATCCTCAACCCGGACGATCTCGAGGTTCTCCCGTCGGCCTTCTCCGCGGACCCGATTGTTAGAGTCTACCCGCCTCAATACCTGCAAGAAATCTTCCGTGGAGGCACTCAAGGCGACTATCTCCCCTCGGAACTCGACGCTATCAAGAGAAAGTTCCCAGGTATCGGCCAATCGAACTTCGATAGCTTCCTAGACGTCGACGCTTCCAACATCTCGAGAATCGTCAACAAGGTTTCTCCGTGGGATCTCTACGGTACTCCTCATCTTCTCCGCGTTCTTAGGCTCCTAATGACCGAGGAAAGCCTAAGCGCCGCCCAAGACGCCGTAGCCAATAGACTCTACGCGCCCTTCATCCTAGCGAAACTCGGTCTAGACCGTGTTGACGGTGGAGAACCTTGGATTCCCGACTTTGAAGACCTTGAGGCCACCCGAGATCAAATCAACGAAGCCCTAGCCGCCGACTTCCGCCTCCTCGTACACCACTACGGACTCGATATCCGCTCGGTGTTTGGCCGAGAGTCGATGCCTAGACTCGACAACGACTTCGATCGAGTGGAGAGAAAGATCCTCCAGGCATGGGGCATCGGTGAATCTCTCCTCTCCGGGTCTTCCAACGGGTCCTACGCCTCCTCCGCACTCAACATGCAACTCGTGACCCAGCTGATGACGACCTACCAAAAGTGGCTTCAAACCCACTTCCGCCGTAGAGCCGCCGTCATCGCCGAAGCTCAAGGCCACTACGACTACGAACTCTCGGGTAACTCCTCCGAAACGATCTATGAGGAGGCACTCTACCTTGACCCCGACACAGGTGAAACCTACCTCGAGAAGAGACCTAAGCTTCTCATCCCCGAGTTGAAGTTCAAGACCCTTGACTTGAAGGATGAAGAGTCGCGTAGAAACTTCCTCTTCCAACTCAAGCGTGATGGTATCCCGATCTCTGACGAACTCCTCGTCGCTGGCCTCAACATTGATCTCAAGGATGAAGCCGATAAGGTTCACGCCGAGACGGTGGCTAAGGCGGTAAGCCAAAAGAACATCGAGAAAGAGATCCTCGAGAAGTCTCAAGAGGAAGACCTCGGAATCACCGAGGAAGAAGCCGAAGAGATGACTCCCCCAGTCGGCCGACA